GCGCGGTCACGCCTTGCATCATCAAAATAGTAGCGGCTGATGTTTGACCGGCAATATTACGAAAATCGGTTAATCCGCGCGTTTGAATCGTCCCTTGTCCATCAGGAAATTGATAAGTTAGCCCTAGCGTCTCGCGCCTATCCCGTTCGGCGTTAACCTCTTCTCTCAGTTTTAACGTTTTGGCGGCGTTTATTTCCTGCGCCGTCGCAATTCTTACGGTATTCCCAAAAAACACTTCAAAAGTGCCATCGGCATTTTGGCGCGAGTTGTCCGCACCGGTTGTTGTATTTAGACTATTAAGCATTTATAGATACCTGAAAATATTGGTAAAAAGAAGTATTTCCGTTCCAGGTCTGAGCATCCGAGCCTGCGCCATATTCCAACGCCGCTAAATAATGCTTCCCGATAGGGATTTTATTATAATCAACAAGTTCTGCGTGTGGATTAGGGCATATTAAATTTGTGCATGTTAGATATACTTGTTCAATTCGTTCCGATACCGTTGTCCCGTCAAGTCCTATCAAAATAATAACTTGTCTCTCTGACGTTGTTGAATTCAATGCATAGGCCTGCAAAACTGCATTTACCGGCTCTAATGGCAATGGTAATATAAAATCTACCTGATTAGCCGTATTAGCATTTACCTGCCGAACTGTAGTTGTCGAATACGTCCATGTAACTGCCGGCTCTAGCACCCTCATTGTAAATTTTGTTTTGTTGTGAACATTAGCAACGCCAAGATAATTATTGCTATTCCGGGTTGTTGTTGTACTGTCGGGCAGGATAGTGCCTAATAACCTGCGGGTTTTATCTCCTGTTTTGCACCATCTCCCATCCTGCAAAGATACCTCAGTTGCCCGGGCTGTGGCGCTAGACCATGCAAGCCTCTCTCTTGTAAATACGCCGTTATTGCTGTAGGCATATTCATCATAAGGCAGATCGGCTGTTAGCGTTCCCAGCGCTAATTCATTTGTTGTGAACGTTATGTTCTGCCACTCAGAGCCATCCCATAATTCAATCACGTCACTAACATAGGGGACGTAATGCGTTGATGTCGCGGCGATTCCGTTAGCGGTAATATTGGCCGTTACCGCTCCGGTAATGTCTAGTTTTGATGTGCCAGCAAGCGCCGCAGCTACAGTTGTATGTAGGCTGATGGAGTTTGCAGCCGGATTACCTACATAGTATTGAGTGGCCGCCGTTAACCCGCCGCTGGTCGCGTCGGACTTAACCATCGTCCCGGCAATCCAACCATGCGCTGTAACGGTGATGGTGTCGGCTGTGGTGTCTTGCCCGGAAACGGCTACGGTATTATTTGGCTGATAGGATGGGTTGCTGGAACTTAAAGACAGCCTGCCTCCGGCATGCCCTCCAGTTCCAGTAACGGATGCGGATTCAGCGCTATTCCCGGCCTGTGTGGTTGTTGACGTTCCCATATTACACCGCCACCGTACACGTTACCGCCGCACCGGTGCCGCTGATGCTGGCCAGTACGCAATAAACAAAAGGCCATTCGCCGGAAATATCGGAACCAGCCTGATCGGTTGTTGTTCCTGATAGGGAGTGAGTAGCAAGCAATATTCCGCCGCTGGCAGAGTTAGAATTATTTCCATACCATGTTATGGTTCCCGATACGGCACCGGTTCCGGCTATGCTGGATTGGATGGTTCTCCGTCCGCGCACCAATGGCGTAGCGGCTGATGTTTGGTTTGTCGTTACCGCGTTTAAAAGCGTAACGACGTGCTTATCCTGTGTTAGTGGCATCGTAATTTCCCCGGTCAATTAAACCGATTTTAGCTATTTCAATTTGTGTTTGCGCTTGCAGTTCTGCGGTATAAAAAGCAATCTTTTCGGCGGATTGTATCCTCATTTCCTCTATTCTCATTTGCGTTGCTGCGCGTCCTTGCTCAACGATCCTGTCAGCTTCAATCTTTTGCGCTTCAATCTGATTGTTCGCTTGCGCTTTTTGTACATCGGCTTCTTGCTGCGACTGAGTTTCCGCCTGTTTAGCCTGCATTTCAAGTTGTTTGATTTGCATAGTGTTGTCTTGTGGCGGCTGCGGTGGCTCGGGCTGTTTCATTTCCTTAATGTAATCTTCTATCTCCTGGCCAAATTGAAAGCGGCGAACCACGCTCATCATCATGGCTTTTGCTGCCTCGAATGGAAATGCTCCAGCTTGAATCAACGGCGTAACGCCTTGCAGGTACTTGCTCAGTGCGTCAAGCACTTGCGCCATGTTCTGCTGGTCTTCTTGCAACTGTGGAAGTACGGTGGAATTGGTTTCTATATCAATACGGTAGCTGCGGTCAATGTCATTGCGCAATAACTCAAGCACTTGGCTCCATTGCGGTGATTGAAGGGTTTGTTGGGCCCGCTGGACGATGGGGCTTTGCACCGTTGGGACGGGCTGACCATCACTGAACTGCGTTAGTTCGGTGCTAAACCGACTATTAAGCATCTGACTTTGCTGTGAAGCCTGCATGATGGCTTGCGCTTGCGCTACTTGCTCTTCCGTGGCGAACGGTAATCCTGTCATTTTTGCCCAAGTAGACTCGCTAAACTTTGTCGCGGCCATTTCCAGCATAATGCGTAGAATGTCTCGGGCATAACGTTGGACTTCGCCCTGCATCCGTTGCAGTCGCATGGTGCCCCATTGGGATTTGATATTTTGCGCCGTTGCGGTTTCGTTGGCGTTTGTGCTGCCGCGGATAATGTCGCTGATGCCGGTAATCTCATAAATAACCTGCTTGCATTGCTCGCGGGCGCTGTACAGTTCTCTCAGGACTTTAATTAGTTGCTCGACCGGCATGAACCATATAGCATTCTGAAACCCTTTTTCAGCAGCAATGGCGCTCGACTTGTCGGCAGGCATGAGGCTATTGTCGTCGCCGTCCATCATATTGGCGATATCGTCGCCCAGCTCGGCATCATAGATGCCTTTGGCTTTAATGGCCTTTGCTAAGAGTGTTATGCGCCGGGTGAGCTCATTGAGCTCCTTGGCTTGTGTTTCGTAGAATAGATAGGTGGCAATCGGCGCATTATCGACCGATTGAGCGACGATACATAACGGCTTTGGAATAGGATAAAAGCCGGTCAGTTCAAGCGGGTCATCTTCTACCTTTAAAAATCCGTCTTTGTAATGGCGCGAGACATAGCGCACCTTGCGCCCGTTGGCCTTGTCCCATATCTGATAGACAACGGCGGTCTTGCGTCCGCCCTGGTTCTCTTCGTCGACTTTGGTATTATCATCGTCTGGCTGGTCGTTGTCTTTGGTGTACTGGATTTTATTTGCTATTGATGCGCCAAATAACCGGATGGCCTCAGGTTTATCAATCGATTGCTCAAACGCAATCCAGGGCGTGGTAGACCACTTTTTTGAATAGCCGAACAGGACGCGATCCCATTCCTTTGCATCGATGCAAACCAGTTCACTTTCTTTCTCTAGCAGCGGCCCCGTTTCGGGGGCATCGTCGGACTCTTGTTCGGTTTCTTGCTCTTGCTCATTGTCGGTGTCCTCTTCGTTGATTTCTGCATCATACTTGACTGCGGTAATGCCGCGCCCAGGCAATAGTGAATCTATGACGGCCTTTTGTACGCCTTCATTGAATGTTTCGTATCCATCGACATTGGTATCGATCAGATACTCCAACATCCTTGTACCGGCCATTGCAGCCGCTTTCCCGATAGGGTCATCGTCTTTGAAGCGCCGCTGTACAACCGGGCGCGGGGTGGATGAAAATAATGCGGGGAGGAGGGTGTCGGTATTGGAAAACAGGACGTTGAAAGGGACTTTCTTTTCGTCTTTGCAGGAATAAATGTCAAGGATGCGGTCGCCATCGCGGACATAATCCTCATCGCGCTTCTTGGCATCGTCGATCTCGTTGAGCCAGTAGGCAAGGTCTGTGTTAATTGGCTCACTCATAGTGCGTTTTCTCGCCTTGCCTTTGCGGCCTTTAGATGGTTTTGTGTTATTTTACCCATACTTATGTTTGCAATACTAGCACTAATTAAATTTTGGTCAATAGCTGTATTATCTTGAATCTTGCGTGCATACGGCCTGCTCATGCACGCATAGCGCACTTCGTCGGCGGCATGGTCTTCTTGCTGCGTATCCAAATCCTCTAGTTTATCAGCATCGTGCTGTAAAATAGGGATTGTTCGGATGGAATCACGGCAAGTATTAAAAAAAACTAGCATGGGCCTTTCATAAGACTCGCCTATAAGCCGCGATCTCATTTGATCCCATCCGCCCATAGCACCACGGTGCGGCACGCGGGCATTGTCGGCACGACGAAAGCGGACGCTGGATTTCTGGATAGAATCTGCTGCCTTGCGTATGCGCTCGGCAATAGACGGTCCGCCGTCCTCGCTAAATGCCGCTGGGTCCAGCACGCCAAGCCCCATGTTATGTCCTCGACTACGTTCCGCCACGCCGACCCCAACCTCTTCCGCCGTAAGCTTCATGCCGATATTGAATAATGGCTGGCCGTGCTCGTTGTATTTCATGCCATACCATTCCTGGAAGCGAACCAGGCAGCCGCGCGGCAATATCAAGCCCTCTTGCGTCTGGTAGTCGTCGCCAACAATCGACCACCAACCGAATGAAAACGGTCTTGCGCTGCCCCAGTCGCCTGAAATGAATTTATGCCATGTCTCGGGGATGTCAAACGGCCTGATGACGTGGCGCGATAGTGACCAGCAATCGAAGAATGCGCCAGCAACTATATTCCAATCGCCTTCAAGCCAAGCTTTACGCAATGCTTCATTGCCATTTGTTGCCGCAATAATGCGGCCAATGTAATTCGGGTCGCTGCCTAGCAGGATTTGATTGTCCGTCGTACGGGACGGCACAAACATGCGTGAAAAGTCGCTCTCCGGATCACGATACAGGGTAAGCGGAAATGCGCCATTATCGATATATCGAGCCTTTACCCAGCCATGCCCTACGCCGCCCGGATTTCCGGTTGATCGAATTGAACAGGGAACTCCATTAGCATTACGAAGACAGGAAAACATTTTTATCATGCCGTTAGGCGTTGGGTATTCCGTTACTTCGTCGAATGATTGATGGGAATACTGGTGACCGTGATAACGGCCATAGTCGCGCTCATGCTCAATATAGCGCATTTTTACAGTAGCTCCGTTTGGCCAGTACCAGGAGTTGGTGTATGGGTATTGTGCGGAAGACTGGGTTTTATATATCGCGCCTGTTGCCGGAAACATCTCCATTGCTCGGCCTTGTAGTTCTTCAAGTTCGGCATAGGTTTTTCGAAACATAATACCGCGCGACTTGCCTTCGTAGCGCAATGCGGCATCTTCCTGATAGCCTAGCTGAAAGTCGGACTTACCGCCTCCGCGCTCGCCTCCGTAGAATAATTCATCTACCCATCGAGCGGAGAACGCCGCCGCCTGGGCTCCCGGTTGCGGTTGCCACATTATTTAGGTGGGCCGAATGTTGCCATCCATTGTTCTGGAGTCAATACTGGTGCGGTGGCGATAATATGCTTGATCGGGTTGTCATCTTGGCCTCCCACGTTCAAATCCCTTGGCACAAACTTGGCGATAAAGTTCAGGAATGCCACGGGATTATCGCGCTTTTGCTGCTCAAGAAACGCCTGACCGCCTGCGCCTGCGTTGAGCGCGGCAAAAGCCATAGCCTTAAGGTCAGCTGTATTTTTATTCAGCGTGCCTTTGGCTCTGCCTGCTCCTTCCGGCTTGGGTCGTCCTTTTGGTGCGCCTTTACCTGCCATTATTTATCATTATCCGTTTTAAATAATAAAAAAATAATTTTATGCTTGACAAATCATAAAATAATAGTATAATTTTTTACAAGGTTTGAAATTCTCAAGCCACTTTTGGAGATGCTAACATGAATACACAAGAAATGAAATTAATAGGATCAATCAAGGGCGCCGATATATTTTTCGATGCCGATAATAATTTATTTTTTTGCGACCCAGATAATTCAGAAGGCTTATATTTTGATGAGCAGGACTTAAGCGAATTTAGTGAAGATGTAGCAAATCAAATTAAAGATTTGATTGGATAATAATCACCACGCCAAAACAAGAATGCTGATCAGCACAATCACCAGCATAAACACATGATACCAGTCATCAAAACCGTGCGGCCCATCGCCAAAGGCGAAGTAAACAAAGTCCCGCTCAACATGCCATCGAATATCCACTGGTAAAAATGCGATTATTGGAAGCAGGATGAGCCACAAGGCCAGAACGCCTATTACACTGGTGTCATGCATGGCTTTCATAAAAACTCGCCTGTATTGCAAAAATTGATAAGTGAACGAAATTTAAAGTCGCGCTCAAGCAAAAACTCATTGACGTAATACTTAGCATCCTCGGAAGTCAATTCAATCAATTCGTCCAACGACGCACGCACTGCGTCATCTGAGTTGCTTTCTTCGATATTTTCAAAGTCTAAGTCTATTTCAAGTTTCATTTTTCTCTCACTGTAATTTAATTTAAAAATTGTAACCATGATTTAATTACACGCGTGCCGGCTTAAAATTACGCGCCTTCCGGCCTTGTGATTCCGCACCGATGAAATAGGGACAGCGCGGCAAGTTTTACGCGATAGCATTAAATCGTTAGCCGGTAGGTAAGCCGGGGTCATGTGTCGATGGATGGGCGCTACCCTGATGTCGAATACACTATAGCATAAATTTATTATTTGTGTGTATGTTTTTACTTTTTACGTCTCAGGTTGCAACCAATACAACTGAAAAACAACCGAGTTACAACTGAGAAATAAAAAAATAACGCTCTAAGTCTTTATATTATATAAAAAAAAAAAAAATAAATTATATATATATACTCATTTTCTTAATTGTAAGGCTTTTCTATATATTCCATTTTTATCAATAAAAAGATGTAAATTATTTTTCTATTTTTTACCTGTTTTACACTTCTCTTTTTTACTCTTCTTTTCAAGACCCCCTTACAACTGACAACTGAGTTATTTTCGCTTGTAAGTTATTGATAATAAAAAGTAATAAAAAAAACTCAGTTGTAAATCTGCATTTGCAACCGAGCTTATTTGCAATCGAGTTATTTAATCCAAAAATAAACCGTAGTGAATCGCTGCGTTCCCTTGTCTATTTTCCGCTCACCGATAATTCCACAATCCAATAAATCCCTAATCATAGCCTGTCTTACAGGCGTTTTTATCTGGCGAGTCTTAAAAATTAAATCCTTGGCGCTTATACCCTTTGTACCGGCCTCCTTAATCTTGGCGTGTAAAAGATTAGCTAAGCGCTCATCCTCGTTATCCGCCCCAAGGTGCAAAAACTTCTTCATAAACACGTTAACAGAATCCATCTCCAGCTTTTCAATCCAGGCCAATACGTCGACGCTATGGCACAAATCAATCATCATGGCTTGCTGTATGCACCTTACGGCAATTCGATTGACCATGGGAACGAAAGCGGCCTTATTTCCATCGTTTTTAATTAACTCATTGCTGAATCGCTTCAATCTTAACGATAAATCAAACTTGGCATCATCGTATTTCTCAGATACGGGGATCTGCCTGGACGCAATCATAAACGGCTGCACGCTATCGATATACTCGCGCAATCTCTCAACGATCGTTATCGGCAATTCCCGTGCCTCTGGCTTAATCCTGCGCGGCTCCATGCCGGACAGACCAAAAAGAAGGGAGTAACGAGCCAGCGAACCGTTAGCAAGGTCAGACGTTCGCAGACCATCGAATACTTGGCGTTCCGTGCTAAGTCCAAATACGCACAAATTCGGCTCGGTAATCTTTAATGGTTCCTTGCCTTTTAGCGTCTTGCTATAAACGCAACCATCGGCGGACGTGTAGCACTCCGTCATAATGTCTACGATCTCCTTACTGTACTGATTGCTATTCTTTCCGTTAATACTGCTCAAATAATTTCCAAACTCATCAATATGAAACAACATTGATGGATGACTATCCAGCGACTCATAAAGCGCCGCGCCTGACGCCATGCGCCCATGCACACGATTGCCAATGCCTACGGCATCCAATACCTTTTTTGCCGCCTTAAACGGCCAGTCTTTGCCCTCGCCGGACTCGGCCATGCAAAGGTACATGAGATTCCCTTTTATGTTTTCATACGCCACGCCGCGCCCTATTGCCACGCTAAGGACCGACATCGTAGCGGCAAACGAAATCGCCGGTTGCGGGTAAATGCTGGATGATAAAATCCATTGCTGTATATCGCGTGCCACGCAATCGAAGGGGATAATATAATCAATGGAGTCGCTTAAATTCGGGTTCCATTCCTGCGCCTCTGGTTCGTAGGGTTCGAGTTCCGCCTCGGCCTCGGCCATGCGCCGCATTTGTTCATCGAAACGATTCAATACTTTTTCGATTTTCATCCATTACACTCCACACATGCCTTCACATTCGTTGCCAAACATATCAACCGTTTCTTCATCACCTAGGTTGGCAACGGATAGCGGTACTAAACTCCGGTGCATAAATTCTTCGTTTCTCATATAACCGCGCGTTCCGTTGGCCCTTAATGCGGCATCTACAAAAACAGCGTCATTCCAAGCCTCTGGATCATTTCGTTTCATCTCTATCCAATGTCTATTGCTATGAAATGGGCATCCGATACAAGATGATTTAGGCGGTTGCGGATAGTTGTGTTTTTGCATCCAGATAAGACAATCTGTTCGGGTCATGCCCAGTTCAATCAATGGCCATGAATTAACGATCCATTTTTCCCTAGATGACTTCATGCGCTGCGCTTCGTCCCGGCTAATACCGATTAGCATTTCTACCGTATTTTCCGGTATGCGCTGGTATTTTTTATAGCCCGCTAATTCCCGGCATTTTTTTTGTAAGGGCTGTATTTTGTATTCTGTGGTGCATTGCCTACGGCCTATTCCGCCATTGACAAAAAATGGAATCGAGGCAAACCGTTTATTGCTGGTTAGTGTATCGATCAGGTCGTCTCTAATATTTCCCTTCTGGACTCTGATGACGGGATAACTTAACTGAGTTTCAAGCCAGTCAAGCCAATCATAACAATGCTTAGGCTCCCATCCGGTATCAGCAAAGATGGCATAATCCGGTTTTTCTATTTCGCCGTGTTCGGCCATTAAAGCCAAGGTTGATGACTGTACGCCAGCTCCTAATGACAAGATTCTCATAATGAATCATCGGCTGATGGCAATGATGCCAAGTACCGTTCCAGCTCTGAATGCAATATAACAGCCCTGCGCTTCGATACCATGACGGCCTTGATCTTGCCTTCTTTTCTTAGATTCCAGAGGGTTTGCCGATGAATGGAGAGGATTTTAGCGACTTCGTTGAGGGATAGGGCGGATTCATTCATAATTTTATTTTTCCTTGTTTATTATTGTTCTTTTTTATGTTACACTGAGGCCGTGTTTTTAAATAGCATTGAGATGTAAAATGATCGATACCCTCCTGTCCAGACTCTCCCGCGTCAAGTCCACCAAAGCCAATCAATGGGTTGCCTGCTGTCCTGCTCATGACGACAAGCATCCAAGTCTTGCCATTAAGCTTTCCGATGATGGCAAAATCCTAATCAAATGCTGGTCAGGCTGCGGTATAGATGATATTTGCGACAGTATCGGCATGAAGGTGGCGGATTTATTTCCTCGCGACTTGACGGACACGTATGAGCGTCACAAACGCCAATACTTCGACGCGGCTACGGTTTTGCGGTCACTAGAGTATGAGGCCGGCATTATCGATCTGGCTGCGTTTGCGGTGGCGCGGGGAATGGCATTGACGGAAGATGACGCGGCAAGGGTGTCGATGGCTCGGGACAGGATCAGCGCGGCGAAGGCGTATTGTTTTAAATAAAAGAGGTAACAGATGGCTAAAAATTATGAACCTGAATGCGGCTGGGCTAAGGCAAATGAACAATTCGCAAAGGACGCTGTTTTTTTGATTAGGGAACTTGAAATTGATGGAGATAAACATGACGCGTTTATAAGGCTATTGCTAATGGGGCAAAGAGCGCTGCTGCAATGCTTACAAGATAAACCCAATAAAAAATAATATTTACTTTTTTATTTTTTATGTTATGCTTTATCCGAACTTAACACAAAGAGGAATCAATATGGAAACATCAAAAAAGAAACGAGACAGCTTTCAGGCATCATTGCCGCTGTCGCTGCATACTCCGATAAAAATTGCTGCGGCCAAGGCAGGTATGGGCCTGTCTGAATGGATAGCGGATGCTATCCGTTTGAAACTGGCCGATACGGAGGATGGTAAGTAATGGCAATAAAAGATATAAACAAGATCGACTTTGAGTCGATTGGATTAATCCCAAAGGCGGAAAAACATCCACAGTTTACGGTCATCTATGGCAAGGGCGGCCTGGGCAAGACTACGGCGGCCTGTTACTCTCCTGACCCAGTAATAATCCCAATAGGCCGAGAGACTGGACATGAAAGAATGGTTGCTAACGGCATACCTGCGTTTCAATGCCCGCCTGGCATGGAACCGCTGGACTTTGTATTCGGAGCGATTCAAAAGTTGCTTCATTCGGAGCATAGCCGCAAAACAGTTATCTTTGACAATATCGGCACGTTCCGCGAGTGTGTGACGGAAGATGTTGAGAACGACCATAAAGGTGCTGACCTAAAAGCCTGGGGCCGTGGCATATCGCTTGAATTTCCGTATTATGGAAAACTGCTGGCAGGTTTCGACAAGCTTTTGAAAAAAGGGCTTCATGTCATTCTGATTGCACATGACGCAAGCTATAACATCAATCTTGAATCAGGAGATTATTTTAGTCGAATTAGCATAGCATGTCCTTCGGGCGAAAATACAAACGTCAGGGGCTTGCTGGAGGCACGGGCACACAACATATTTTTTATCCAGGGCGAAAACCCGACAACGGTGGTTAGGGGGGCCGGTGGAAAGAACAAACAGATTGCCACGTCAGGCCAAATTTCACGCGTCATTTATACCAAACCTGCCGCATCCCCTGCCGCATCTAGTTCTTCCGATGTAGCCTTACCGTTTGCAAATCGTTCGGCCACCTCAAGCGCCTTAAAACTGCGCTCATCAGTCATTAAATGCTGTACTTTTCGTGCGCACCAAACAGCAAAAAACCGCCATTTCTTATCATGGCCTTCAACTGTGCGGCAGCACCAAAGCGCATCTTCAATGCCATTCGATTCAACTATTACACTGAATGGAAGATCGTCATCGTCTGCTTTGGTTTTATTCAGATGTTTTAACAGCTTATTCCATCCATCAGAGCAAGGACTATGTGCGCGTATTTTATTGAGTGTTGTACAGATCATTTTTTACCCCTAAAAAGGGCGGCAATGCCGCCCGGCTAAAATTAAAAGAAATATCGGCCGTTAAAACCAGAACGGAATTTCCGAGTCGTCAAAACTATTATCTTCAATTTCATAGCCCTGCGATTCCGCCTTAACATCCGCCGCCTTTGCTTCCTCACGCGAACCCGGCTTTGGCGCAATGCCACGCACCCAGTTGCCTATCATAATTTCGCCTGTCTTTTCGTTTGGCATTTCCCATTCCGCAAACGTGGCAATCAATGTGCCGCCGTTCAATGCGCGGGCCAGCAAGGGGTTATTGTCCACGATCGACTTGCCCGCCGCGTCAGCCTTGGCTAACTCGCCTTTGCACAGCGTGTCATAAGTCATCAGCATGTCCAGCGCCGCGTCCCGTGTTTTATCTTTGTCATCGAATACTTTTAAGGCATGATCGACCTTGAAATTACGATACGGTCCAGGCTCCGTGACGTGCAACGTGACCAAGACAACCTTTTTGCCCTGTTTTTCCGCCCATACAGCCCCTGCGATAGCGCATTGCAGTTGCGTCCCGTCCGGTATCAGTTTTTGAAATCCGCCTACGTTTGCGGTGTTCTTTTTTTCGACAGCGCTGCCGTCTGATTTTTTGAAAAATGTCATACTTGTTTTCCTTTTTTATTAAAAATAGTTTAAATTTTTAGCCGCCGCCGTCGCCTCTGCCGCCGCCGTCGCCGTAGCCACAGCCGCTGCCGCTGCCGTCGCCGTCGCCACAGCCGCTGCCGCTGCCGTCGCCGTCGCCGCTGCCGTCGCCGTAGCCGTAGCCGCTGCCGCTGCCGCCGCCGCTGCCGCTGCCGCCGCCTTCGCCGCTGCCGTCGCCGTAGCCGTAGCCGTAGCCGCTGCCGCC